GACAACGCTTCAGAAGAAGCTGGTAACGTCTTTAAGTATTTCGAAGCTACACCAGAACAAGCAGAAGATGTGTACCGTTACTTCAGAGATAGAGCCACCAGTTTACAACCTAATAAGTCTGGCGAAATAGCGAAGACTTTTACGCGGGTTATTGACCAAGCCTTCGAAGACACTGACCCTCAGTTGGCAATGCTTGTGAGAGAAGCCAGAGACAATTACCAAAAGGTTGTAGGGTACCAGATGGATAAGGGTCGGTATATGTCCGACGTTATAAACTCAAGACAACGCACAAATGTTACAACACAAGACCCTAAAGAAGGCCGTCATTTTTACAGAAGTGTATCAGGACGACCTGAAGCACCCTTCGTTCGCATAGCAAAAGCCTTTCAAAAGTTGTCAGAAACCACAGACAATGTAAAGATAGGGGATTTAAAAGACGAAATATCCGAGCAGAAAAACCGCATCATGTTTTTCTTAGGAGCTAAAAAGAACAGTGCCGGAGATTACGCCTTCGACCTCTCTGACTCTTCGCAACGCCATTCTGCTGACGCGGCCCAGTCCTTGATGGAAGCCTTGATTGGCAAGCGGATGATTGCACAGTACAGAAACGAAGTTGATGCTATGGCTAGTGTTCGCACTCTTCTAGGCGGGGAATCTCCTGAAAAAGCTAGGGATGCTATAAACTCTATCCAAGAGGGTACAGCCACGTATGATTTTGGTCGTGCTAAAAGAATAATGGACGCTGAAAGAATACTTTCTATTCCTGTTCTTGAGGCAGACGGCTCGGAAGGCGTACGTGCCTTGGGGTTGTCGGACAGAGTTAAGGGCTTCTCTGTTAGCACAGATGAGTTACTACGCCGAAGTGACAACGCAAAACGTGTGTTTAAAGAGATTCAAACAGACCTCAACGATAAAGGCAGTGTACTGAATATTGCTGTGCAACAAGAGGTTGACCAACAAATGACCATCCTTAACAAGATGGAACAGATAGAATCCTTAACAAGTAATCCTCAACAATTCTTCGACCGTGTCTTTGAAGGCGGAACCCCTGATAGCATCGACGAAGCTGTTGCTTTGGTTGACCGTACGGCTGCTAGGTTTAGAGCAGGCGGGATGTCTGAAGCAGAGATTCGTGACGGCCTGAAGTACATGTATGTTCGCGGTCTATACGGAAAATCAGGTGCGAAGTATGGCAAGATGGTAGGTATGAACGATGCCATCCAAGAAGTTGCTGACATCAATATACTGGTTGACCACGTAAATGACCCTGCAAAAAGAAAAGTTATGGTGCATGTTCTCGGAGAAGACCACACCCAAGAGCTAGAGGACATGGCAGAGTGGGCAAAGTATGCTTCCGGGGATGGCTACGGATTTCGTGCTTCAGCAGATACCCGAGGCATGTCCATAGACAGTATGTTTGCTAGAGTATTTAACTTAGCCAGAGGAATGGTTAGCCCCTTGTACGTGGCTACAGAAGTATCCGCAAGACTGATGCTTGCTAAAAATCAAACTCTTGTTAATTTAGCTTTGACGGATAGAGAAGCCGCTAAGATTATTAACAATATTCTTATGAGACCAGAATCTTCAGACATACCTATTGAAGAACTTGAATTTCTAAACGCACGTATTAAGAACTACCTAGCAACAGACCTGTTGACTTCAGGCGGAGAGATTCCCCCTCTCGACGTACTTTTAGGTGAGAGGTCTGCAGTAATAACACCTGACGAAGTTTCTGAAGACCTAGAAGAACAAAAGCAACAAGAAATAACTGATGTAGCACGAGGAACAAACCGATGAAAATGAACAATAAAAATACCCGCAAGTCATACGCCTACGGGTCTATGGTTCGCAAACCAATGCAGATGGGTGGTAGCATGTCTACCAGCATGAATCCAATGATGCCCCGCACACAACAGTCCATGCCACAGCCCATCACTCCTATGAGCAATTCAATGGACAAGATGGCTATGGGTGGGAAGATGAAGTCTGTACCCTCAGGCAACTCCGGTCTTGGTAAGCTGCCTAAGGATGTGCGTAACAAGATGGGCTACATGGCCCACGGTGGAAAGATGAAGAAGTCCTAAACGTACCGACTAGAATTGTTCATCACGTCGTCGCCTACTTCTCTCAAGTAACGAACTAGGCTGGCAACCTTGAAGGTACCCTCGTATTCCGAAAAGCCGTGTTCCATAGTCTTGACGAACTCCTCAGGGTCTACCGCCTGATAATCCAACTCAACATTCCCCTCAGTGTTCATACAACACGTGAGGGTGAATAGTTCTACCCTAGCCTTCTTTGCCATCTTTATAAGCCTTTATCACATCAGTTGAAAATAGCTTCTGAAGGTTGACTAAGTACATACGAGCCGCACCGTTATCCCCACCGGATACGGTGCGTTTTTCGTCGAGGTTGTCGATGATGCGCTTGAGGGACGGGACATCGAACACGAGGGTTGCAAACGTCTCATCACCCACACAGAGGTTGTGGAACCAGTAGTCTGATTCTGTAGCAGCGATGCCTGACTTCTTACCTCTGCATTCATACTCGATGGCAATATTACCAGTACGCATCCACATACCCCGCTCGGACTTCACCTCAATCTTCTTGTCCTGTAGCATATCTGCAACACGCTTCTCTCGCACCTTTCCAAAGGACAGGTCGATATCAAACTTCTTGCGGTTGGCTATGGATGGTTCGAGATTATTCATCGTCAGTATCCTTCTTTGTAGACTGTGCAAGAGACTTGTAGAACGTCGTCTGTGCCGCCTGTAGTTGGGTGAGCCTGAAATTATGCTCTGATATCTTAGAGCGTATGTCACGTATCTGAAGCACGATGTACTTCTGTGTTTCGTCTAGGTCATCGACATTGTACTCAACATCGTTGATAGTCACGGTGTTTTTTTGTTTGTCCATCTACTTACTTCTTCTAAATTTACGTCCTACAAAGAAGACTGTTACGTTGATTAAGGTGTTGACAGTGATAGCCCCTAAGAGCCACCACTGCCACCAGTTAGGCCAGTCTACGCCATCTATCATGCGGCTGTCAAGTCTACAACTTCACACACACCAGCCGTACAAGCCAGTTCGCGGGAACCCGTGGTGTTGTCTTCTTTTTCAAACTCAGTGAGCTTGTTCCAGTCGATGCTGACCTCACCATATTGTAACTTCCACTCAGTGTACTCATCAACGTTGATGTCCTGATAGGGAGCCTGCTGATACGTGTGGTCACTGTGTGGCAAGAATGACACACCAGAGGCAACCTCGAAGTTCTCATACACCCACGCACCCACTTCCATCCACTCTTCCTCTTTGACAGAGATAGTCACAGATGGCTTGTGTTCACACCAATGTATGGCATATGTTTTCCACAGTTCTAGCTGGTCGATAGCAGTCATCTGTGTACGAGTAACAGCCCCTTGTGGGGACTTCATCGCAAAACTAAAGACAGTTGTGCTGTCCGGCTTCATCACGTCAGGCTCGTTGTGTATTCCTTGTTCGATAAGGAATTGCGTCAACGGGTCTTTGTTGTCTCCACGTACTGTGCGGATGTAGTAATCATTGTGACGTGCGTGGATACCACTAGCGGTGTCTGTTAGTTGCGACACAGTACCCGACGGCTTTACACAGGTGATTGCAGCGGAACGAGGGATTCCAAGCATCTGGGCAAATTCCTCGTTGGTATCCACGGCTACCTGACGCATCTCTTCTAGCCAACGCTTGCTGTCTACGTTCTTCGACAGAACTGGATGGTCCATAATACCAGTCAAGGATACGCCTAACAAGCGTTCTTCTTCTGTGTTGTCTTTCCATATCTTCCTCAGGTACTTGAAGTTGGTTAGGGTGGACTGCATGGTGCCGATGATTGTAGCCACACGCACCTTGCGCTTCAGGCTCTCAAGGTCATCTGATTCTCTGACCATGACCTCTGATAGATTACAGAACTGATACGGGCGTAGGATGATTTCAGAACACGGGTTGGTTCCCCACATGTGTCCTGTCTCACGTCTGCCATTACGAGCAACCTGCTTGTCTGCAGCTTCACGATTGAAGATACCCCGCTCACCAGACTTGCTGTCGTACAAGGCAAGCCATTCACGCAAGAAGGTACCCATCTCAGGCTTACCCTTGTAGGCTACAGAGTTGTTAGCCAACGCACGTTGTCCCTCGTTCTCCCACCACATACCAGACTTGGCGTGTGCCATCTGGTCATCATTGAGGTTGCTGAGAGATATCAAGGCTGACCGACGTACACCGCCAACAACCACAATCTCGCCCACCTTACACATCAGGTCGTGGCACTCGATAGGAAACAGCTTACGTCCTGCCGCCTTCTTGAATGTCTCTATGGTAAAAGAGAACAACTCCTGAAGAGGTTGCGGCCCTGATGCTCTGCCGCCCATAACCTTGAGGCGTTCTCCTGCCGCTCTCACAGCAGACATATCAATCTGGGGTATCTGCCCTGCATACAACAGCGCGACGAGTTCGCGGTATGCCTTGGCCCATCCGGGCTTGCTGTCGCCTACTTTGATGACAGTATCCGTCTTGTGAAAGTTGTCAGACACAACAGGCATCTTATCGACGTTCTCACGTTCTACTGAGAATCCGACTCCTGTTCCACACATAAGTATATACATACACTCATCAAAACTACGGGGGCTATCCACAGGGATATAACTACAATTAAATCCAGCCACGTTATCTCGCTCAAGGGCCTCTCCTGCTGTCATCATAGCCCGCATAGAGGGCATGACATCCTGACTTAGTATGCTCTGTTCTATCTCAGCTACGTCAGAATCACCTAGTTTGTGAGCTAGTTTGCTAAAAACGTGCTCTTTCATGAAGTTGACATACCGAGATACGGTCTCGTCCCAGTTCTCTCTGCGCTGGTCATCTTCTATCCAACGTGCATATCTGGACTTGTGAATGAACTGCTGATAGGCAGTGGGTAGTAGGTTACTCATCTTCTTTGTTCCCTTCCTTCGGGTAATATACGTTTACATCACTGCCACAGTTTGGGCAGGACAAGTTTGTTATCATGGAGTACGACTCATCTTCATGGTCTATGTCGTGGTCGCCGCCCCATATCAATTCTGTACCACAGTGCCAGCAGTTCATGGCGACACTTCCTTGATTAGTCTTTCGAGGTACCAGTGGGCTTTCTTGAGGTCCTCGACTCCGTTTTTGTACTCGTGTCTCCATAGGTACTTGATAATGTTTCCTTGGAGATAGGACTTGTAGCCTGTACCTGTTGCCGCCTTGATTGCCTCAATGCACTCGATACCTGCCTGATTGTAGTGTGGCGGTTTGTTGACCATGTCAGCATGTTCGTGCTTCCTTCCTGCTTCGTTGAGTTCCTGCATTTGCCGCTTCATGTACTCCTCGTGGCGTATCTGGTCCATCATCTCTCGTCCCCGTCTCCGCTAATCTTGCCGCGTCTCGCTCGGTCTTGTAGCTTGTTGATGTTGTACTGGGCGACATGCTGTAGGTCGAAGCCTATGTCACGAGACAGTGCCGCACAATACCATAGCACGTCACCAATCTCTGCGGCAAGCTCCATCTTCTTCTGCTCAAACTGCTCGACATCATAGCCATCGCGGATGAACTTCTTTACCTTGTTGGCAATCTCGCCAGCTTCACCTGCTAGTCCCAGTGCAGGGTAAGTCATCTTGTGCCTATCAGGATAGATGGCAGTCTTCACTGCTTCCTTCTGATAGTAGTTCATGCTCCACTGGTCCTTCATTGTGTCTCTCCAAAATTTACCTTTACAATATTATCTTCACGAGCAAGTACTTTGTCCGTAATACTCCGGGCTTCTTCACTGTCTACCTCGGCAGAGAACGCCTGTGCTATAGATACAAAACTGAGACGAGCCATGCCTGCATCCCACACCCTATCAAAGTCATTTTCCAAAAGCTCAATCATACCACTCAGAACAACCATGCCCGCAGGAATCTCATCGTCAGGAACACTATCCTCATCTGTCGTATCATAGGCTGTCATATTAAAGCTGTCTTCATCAGAGTTACTCAGTATAAGATAGAACTTGTCTTGAAGAAGACTCGCCTTTTCCATCTGTATTTCTAAATCGTCTATCTTATCTGTCATTCTTCAACCACTCCTCAGGTATGTATTTCTCTGCCCATATAAACCCGTGTTTATCAGCCCACGCAGCATAGGTGGTCTTGCTTCCCTTGTATATCTTGTTCTTTGCATTTAAGAACAGGAACCGTATGTCAAGGTCGGGGTATTGTTTCTTCACCAGTATCATCTTAACGCGGTCACCCTTATCCATGTAGCCTTTGGCCTCAACAAAGATGTCAGCTTCCAACAGGTGAAAGTCTGGTGTGTACACCCTAGGCTTCGGAACGTAGGGTAGTTTCTTCTGTTCATACTCGAAGGACACGCCTCTATCTGCTAGCGACCTAGCAACGTTAATCTCGAAGGCAGACCTATACTTGGTGTTTCTCATGTTATTTGCAGAGCGAACTCTGCCTTTACTGTTGCCAGACGTTGCATCAGAAACTGCTCTATCTTTGGTGTGTGCTTTTCTAGGTAGTTTAACTCGTCGTTTATACGTACTGTCGGAAGGCATACAAGTGAACCCATTCGCAGATGATGAAGTATGGTTTGGATTTCGGTGTCAATCTTGGGCTTGTCCCTAGCTTCTGTGTCAGCTATCAAGTAGCCCATAGGACTGTAGTTGTTTCTCAAGGTGAGAGGAAGGGAGTTTTCCAAGCCACGGACTTGCACCGTCGCAGGGTCTCCCCCTCTCTCCTCGTAGGTTTCAACATACACAACACGCATAGCCGGATTGAGTTGGGCTAGCTTCAAAGGGTATGTATCTGCATATAGAACAGGCATCAGAGTTGCCTATTCTTCAGTTTTGTGTACCACGCCATAGGTGGGAACTTCGCTTTCGATGTTACCTTAGGTGCGTACTCTGCGTTCTTCCAACACTCTTCTTTGAAGGAACACCACGTACACGTCTTGGGCATCAGCTTGTTTCCGGTTTTGACAATCTCGCCTTTAAGCCTGTAGGTTTCGTCAGTAGGCGTGAAGGGTATGACTATATTATCGTCGTTGAGGATGCTATCCACGCGGCTCTCAGCGTCCTTTAAACAGGCTTCTCGTTCTTCTTTTTGGTCTTCGGGTGCCTCGACAAATGCCCACTCACCTGTGGACTTGTTAATTGCAATCCAACCACCGAACGGCTTGTTCTCAGACTCGGCATACAAGT